GGTTGGCGGCCATTTCGACGTTTCGAGCCGCGAATTTGGAACCCATGATGGCCGCGCATCGCGCCTGTTCGCGGCGACGAGCCCGAGCAATTGCGCTCTTGCCGCGCATCTCGTCGTCATCGTCTTCCGCGTCCGGGTCGCTGTCGTCGTCGCTAGCCTCATCGTCTTCGGCGCGCCGACCCTTCTTCCCCTTTCCCGAATCGTCTTCGATCTCGTCGTCTTCGTCCTCCGCATCCGGATCATCCGTGCGGTCTTCGGCTCGTTTGCCCTTCTTGCCCTTCGAGCGGTTTGCATCGCCGTCGTCGCGGTCCTGCTCCTCCTGCTCGTCCTCCTCGGCGCGCTCGTCGTCTTCCGTGCGGTCGTCTTCTGCGCGCGCGCCGCGGGGCTTGATACCGGCGAGATGGGCGAACGACAGCCCGCGCGCCGCGAGGGTGCGAATACTCATGTGTGAACCTCTGGGGTTTGGGAAATGTCAGCCCAGCTCTTTGAGCAGGGATCGGAACGCCTCGTCCGGCGCCATCACGGCGTCAGCGAAGCCGATCTCGACGCCAGCGGCGCCAAGAAATGTCGTTGCCTGCGTCTTGCGAACGACGTCGGCAGACAAGTTGCGATTGCGGGCGACCGTCTGGACGAACAATTCGCCCATTTCGTCGACTTCCGATTGATACCGGTCCAGAGCCTCTTTCGAGAGCGGGTTGAACTGGTTTCCGTCGGCCTTGCGATCGCCGTACTTGATGATCGTTACTGTCAGACCCGCCTTGTCGATCGCCTTGCTCTGGTCAACGTGCATGCAGATCACGCCGACGCTGCCAGTTCCGCCAGTTCGCGGAACCGTGATCTGCTCACACGCGCTCGCGAGGGCATAAGCTGCGCTGTATGCGGACTCATTAAGGATGGCGAGTGTCGGCTTGATGCTGCGCGACTCATAGATCAGGTCGGCCAGGTCGAAGACGCCGGCAACTTCACCGCCCGGCGAATCGATTGACAGCACGATCGCCTTCACATCCTTGTCGTCGAGCGCTTCAAGAAAGTTGTGGCGGATTGCGTTGTATCCGAGCATCCCCGAGTAGGGGCGCAAGTGGCTGCTCTTCTGGACGAGCGTGCCCGACACATCGATGACGGCGACTCCTCGCTCCAGGTCGTAGGGCGTCTCCTCATATTGCTCGCTCGGGCCGTCGTCCCATTCGTCATAAGCCATCGGCCTGACGACGAGCGGTGATTCGCCAGCAAATTCAATGTCGGATATACCGAACCGGCCTGCAAGGACCTTCGCGATCACCTGCCCCTTGGTCGGATGGATCGCAAGCGGCACGTCGAATACCCGTGCCGCCGCGAAAGGGTAATTTTTCATTGCGCCTGAGGCTCCTCTTGTGGCGTCGATGCGTCGTGCGCGTCCATCCCGCCGGTCCAGTCCGGCAGTCCGAGCCCGTTTTCCTTAAACGCTCGCACTTCAACGGCGCGCTGAGCAATAACCTCTTCCCAGTCGAGGCCCTGCTCAGCGCATTCGCGCTTGAGCGTAGAGAGGCCACCGTCGAGACCTAGGATCGCTCCCTGACGCTCGCGCACCGGATCGACCCATCCCCGCGCCACACCCAGCCAGTCGCACCGTGCGTATGCAGTGGCAGCTTCGATGTACTCCGGCGCATTGCGAGGCAGGACGTCGTCGAGATCGCCGCGCTCGATTACCTCATGCAGCCACGACGCATACATGGGCGTCGCCGTACCGACTTTGAACTCCGCTCCCCGGCGGCTGAGCGTCTTCCAGCTTTCGAGCAACGCTGCGCGCGCACTCGAGTAGTTGGTCTTGCTCCAGTCCTGAGTGATCTGCTCGGCAGACACGCCGAGCGCAGCAGCGATCGAGCGCAACATCTCGTGCGCGAAGTCTTCGAAGCCGCTATGAGGGTGCGCCGCAGCCACTTGCTTGATGTCTTCGCCCGGCGCCAGCGTCGGAATGCGAACGCTATTGAGCATCGCGGGCCGCTCTTTCGACCAATCCGCGCGAAGATCTTGATAGAACCCAAGCTCCTCGCCGTCACTGTCCATCGCCGCCTCGATCATCTTCGGATCGAACGGGCTTGTGACGTACGTGCCGAAGATCGTTGCGACCGTCGCGGCCTGCAACTCGACGCCGTAGTACCGCGCAAGCATCTTCGCGTGCGCGAGTACCGGCGTGAATACGCCAATGCCGCGGTTTTGGCCAGCTCGATCACGATCGAAGTCGTGGATCACGCGGCGCCATCCGTCCTCGTCTTCGCGCTCGACGCGCTCCCACTCCATCGATTCGACGGCGTTGTACCAATCGTTCTGGTGAGCCTTTCGGATGTGGTAGGCAAGCGGCACGCCGTCGTCGTCGATTTCGACGCCGCCGCGAAGGTATTTTGTGTCGACGATCTGATACGGGTTCGATAGGCGGTCTGGGTCAACGACGAGATACGCGGTCGCATACTGCGCTGCCCCGCGCGCGACGCGCTCCGGCTTCCAGTAGTTGACGACTAGGCCTTCTCCGTCGATCAGCTTGTGACGCATCGCAAGACGCATCTGCTGAGAAACCGTCAGTTGCCGCGAGACGTCGTTATATCGCCCGAGATCTTCGGAAAACGCGCGCCATAATGCTTCCACGGCCTGACGGAAGTCGTCGGCCCAAACTGCATCGAAGCCCTTCGCAAACCGGCGAAGCACGCGCCAGTCCGGGTTCGCGGACAGGCGCAGGTGCGCGCCGACGGTGTTGTCGAGAATGCGGGTGATCCCGCCGCTCGCCCAGCCGTCATTGCGCGCAAGATCCCGCGAGCGCGCGACCATGCGGTCGCGGAACTGGTTGATCTCCGAGTCCGGCGAGCGGATATACGGAAACCACTGGCCCATTTCGGGCGTCTGGATGTTCGAGGCCTCGTACGGGAAGAGGCTCGAATAAGGCGGCTGGGTGATACCCGGGCCGCCCCACCCAGAATCTGCGCGCGCACGTCCCCCAGCCGGCAGGTCCGCGAACGGCTTGCCGGTTGAATCGACGATGAGTGCCATCAGAAAAGAACCCTACGTGCGCGTGGATAGTGACAGATGATCCCGAGAGCTTTTTGAAGCATCTCGATCGCTTTGCGAACCTGCGTGATGTCGCTTTGTTGATACGTGACCGACTTCGTGCCGTCGCCCTGGTTGTAGGTAGCCGTCACGATCTTCGCCCCCGCGGCGAGATCGAAGTAAGCCGCTTGAAGCGCGGCCAACCTCGACTGCATGTCCGTGGTGCTCATTCCATCCGTGATTGCCATTTCTTCCCTATGCGAGACGGTTCGTTAGCTTCTTCCTGACAGGTTTCGGGCCAGTAGGCGACGGCTCCGGCGCCGCCAGTGCGGTCGGCTGTTCAGCTGCCTCGCGCGGCACCCAAGCTTGCTGCGAGACGTCGAAATCGAGCGGCTGCGATACTAGGTCTGCCCGTCGGTTCAACTTCAAGCCCAAGTGCGTCAGACCGCACAGTGCGGCGTACGCATACACGCGGCAGTCGAGCGCTTCATTCGCCCGCCCGGACGGCAGTTCCCACACGCGGTATTTCTGGCCGCCAGTCACCTTGACCACCGAGCGCTCCGACGTCAGTTGCTCGAAGTAACCGATGTCCCGATCGTTCGGAAAGTGCATGAAGCCGGGGCCCGGCTCTTCGACATACAGCCGGTTGCGGATGGTGTCCTTGGCCGCGTTCACGCCGATGATCACCGGCCGGAACGACGCTTTCGTCTTGCGTGTCGGTCGCTTCGTCGGCCAAATCGGATTGCGTTTTCCGCTGACGGCGGACTCGCCCTTGATCGCCCAGACCTTGCGGCCGAGGCGCGCCTTCGAGAAGTCGTAGACCTTCTGCGTGTGGTGACCGCCCGAGTCGATACAAACCGCCATCGCCTCGAATGCCCGGCCGTCCGCACGATGCCAAATACGATTCAGCAGCGCGTCAAGCCGCTCCCATGGCTCCGGCGTTTCCATGTCGCCCTCGATCACCTCATAGGCGATCGACCAGCTTTCCTCGTTGCGCCCCCAGCCGACGACCTCGATTTCGAAGCGGTAGTCCTGCGTGTCGACGCCGATCGTGATCACGGCGACACCGTCGGGCACTTCCGCCGCCCAGCGTTCGCCGCGTGCGACAAGCGCCTCGAGGCGCAGCACCTTGCCCGAGTTGGGGCGATATGGCATGCCGGCCTGCGTGTTCCACCAGGTCTGTTTTTTCTCTTCGTCGCCTTCGGCCTTTAGCCACTTCGCCGCGATGTCGGACGGCTTGTCCTTCTGCCAGGGGCTGTAAAGCTTGCTCGCTTGGAAACCAGCATGCTCGTTGTCGACTTTCCACTCGCCGCACTCCGGACACTTGGCTCGGTACACCGCATGCCGGTCGCTCTCCCACCAGTCCCAGACGGCATCGATTGCCGCATTCCCCGTCACCTCACGCGAATCGTCGGGGCCGCGCCACGCGCGCTCATAAGCGTCGAGCGGGACGTGCCGCGAGCCACAACACTCGAACGGGCGCGTCTGGTGCCAGCGCGCGGTCTGCAGTGCACGCAGCCGGTCGCCCTCCGACCAGATCTGGCCGCAGGACTCGCACGAGATTCGCGCCGTCTTCGGGAAGTGCTCGACGACATTGCCGCTTTCGTCTCGCCGCTTGTCCCAGTCGACATGCTTAAAAAAGTCGGGAAACATGCGGTGCCCGCAGTGCGGGCAGGCGATCGACGCCCGGCGTTGATCCGATTCTTTGTAGCTGGCCTCGATACGGCTTTCGTCCTCTACCGTCGGCGAGCACGCGCGGATCGATAGCCAGTTGACCCCGAACGTCGCCGTCCGCTCTTCGGCCAGCGCAATCGGCTCACCTTCGCGGGTCACGGGGTACTTGTCGACCTCATCGGCGAGGATCACACGCACCGGCCGGCGTGCAAGGTTGTCCGGGCTACCAGCGCCAGCGAGCGCAAGGAAGCCGCCAGGGAACGCCTTGAACAAGAGCGTTTCATCGGCATTCCTGGTCTTGCTCGTGCCAACGATCTCGCGAAGCACCGGCGTCACGCGAATCAGCGGACTGATCCGCTCCTTACTGAACTGCTCGGCAGCGTCCTCCTTCGGTTGAAGCAGAAGGATCGGGCAAGGGTCCAGGTGCGCGAAGTACCCGAACACGTTTTCGAGGAGTGCCGTCTTCAGCAGCTGCGTGCTGACCATCGTCGTGATGACGTGCACGCCAGGCTCAGTTACCGCGAGCATCGGCCCGCGAGCAACCTCGACGGTCGATGTCTCCCAATTGCCGGACGTGCTGCCGGCTTCTTTCGCCAGCTTGCGAAACTTGTCAGCCCATGCGGGCACGCTGATGCGAGGCGGTGGCGTCCATGCTCGCCGCACAGCTGCGCGCAGCCGGTCAGCCTTCTCGTTCCGAGAAATTGGCCTCGGGTTCGCCGAGTTGGGCAATATGCTTGTGGACATGCGCGGTTAGAGCCTCGACAACTCGGTCGGCCTCGACGCCCAGGTCGGCTGCCAAGATCGGACCCACTCTGGTCGGCCAGTTCAGCCACGCATCGCGCTGCGCCCGGAACTCCTCGAAGAGGATTGATGTTGCGGTGTCCAGCTCGACGAGCGACCCGGACTTTCGTTCGTACTCGAGCTGAGCCATCAGCCCGAGGAAGTTCTCTTTAAAGCAGCGCGCCTCGTCGAAATCCATCAGCTCGACGTTGCCAGAGAGGATCCTCTTGGCCGCCTCACCGGCGCTCTCGCCGGCCTCAAGCGTTACCCCCTTCGCAGCCTGGGTAACAGGTTGTCGCTTGTTACCTCTCGGTGACTTCGAGGCAGCAGGGGTAACAGCCGGGACACCGTCCCGCCTGTAACGCTTGAGCAATTTATTCGACGCCTCGACGTCGACTTCATCGCCGGCAAACACAAGCCAGCCGCGCTCCTTCCACTTTGTGACCGTCTTTCGACTCACGCCGTGTAGGGCGGCGAACTCGCTCTGATTCATGGCGCGAACTGTTACCTGTTACCCAAATTTCAAAACTCGTAGCTGGTCGAAAACCGCGGTGCGCAATTGCCCGTGACCCTCCAAAGCCCAGGAGGGACCCGCCCGCCCAAGGGGCCGACGTGGCGGCCCTAGCGCGCCGTGGCGAGCGCCTTGGCGACCGCGCGCTCGAGCTCAACCCTGAAGGTCGCGGCCACCACGCGCTTGCCGACGCCGCGATAGTCGAGCCGCTGCCGCGTCTCGTGCGCATCGGTGAACTCGACCATCAGCTTCAGGCCGGCTGCCTTGCCTCGTGTCTTCTTGCTGCGTTGCCAAACACCGTCGATCAGGCCTCGCTTCGTCTGGACCTTGCCTATAAACGTGTTTGGCTTCGACGCCAGTCGGCGCACCAGATTGCGTGGCAGGTTGCCGTACTGGTTGACCTTCGCATTGATCGGCTTGAGCAGAGCCTTGCTGTTCAGCTTGTTCTTGCCGCCAATCTCATATGGCAGAAGGTATGCGGCTGCGACAGGCTTTACGTACACCAGAGCAACCTGGTTCGCCTTCGTCGCCCTCTTGACGGCGACCGAGTTCAGCGTGAATGGCGTCGGCTCGTCGAGCACTTCGCGCATGTTGTCGCGCTGCGCAAGCCGCACCTTCTCGGCGGTTGCATTGATTGCCTGCGCCGTCGCAAACGGCAACTGCTTGCGCGCCGCATCGTCGAGCGCTTTCGCAACCTTGCGAATGTCCGCCTTCACCGACAAAGTTAGCATGGCGCTACGCCCGGCCAGCCTTCAGGCAGGCGTTCGGCAGCATCGCGTCACCTCGATCGGCCTCATAGAGCGGGACGTCAACAACGATGCGCGATGGCGCTCCAGGCGGGAATGCCGTTACGGAGACGAGCGCGATTGCCCTCTCGGGCAACAGCGCTTCATCCGTGATCGCATCGGAGACGATTGCAGCAACCTTTCGCTTGCCGTTGTTCCAGAGCGAGGAGCGCATCAGAACCGTGCACCCGATGAGCGCATCAGCCTCGGTCTTCTTCGGTGGACGCGCCATGCAGCACCAGAAAATGAAAAAGCCCGCACTTGGCGGGCAGGCCATGCGAGGGCTTCGCATGGTGGAGACAGGTTGAGGGAATCCGCAACGGCGTTCGCGGTTCTGTGCGTTTGCCTAAACGCGGCGGCGCAATCTAGTGAGCCGCATCATATGCGGCAATGTCCTCGACCCTGCATGCTGGCGTCCGCTCGGGACATCGATGGTCGATTGCGGCTGTCACCCTCAGATTGACGTCGCCCGGCGGCGCTCCGCCTACGCGTTGCGGCGCCAATCTGAAGGCGAAAATGCAAAAAGCCCCAAGCAGCGAATAGCTTGGGGCTTTTCAATTCGTTGTCGTCGCGGTCGGGAGCCCGGCATTCCTTGCGGTGCAGACGGGGCCAGTGTGGTGCTGGCTCGATTTTCCCTGACGCGTACAGTCTCTCGCGAGATTCGCTCTGCCACATCTTTTACGACAAACTCTTTACCGACGCCTATGCCTCCCAGTTGGGAAGCGAAAGCTCACGCGCGAGGCGGATTCGATAATCTGCGAGAAACTATAAAGCAACGGTCTGCGGTTTACAACCCTTTTTTTGTGCCACTTCGATGATCCGTTCAGCGGTCAACTGCACGATCCTTCGAGAGATCGCCGCATGCGCCTCGGCGAGCACCAGCTCGAAGCGGCGACCGCGCAACACCGCCCCATGAGTCTTTCGCATGCGTGTCTGCACTTGCTCGGGCGACATGCGCCACACATAGGTGTATTTCAGCACCCACTTCGACACGTGATCCGGCATTCCCGACCATGCAGCCTCAACGAGCCACCCATCTTTCTCAGTAGGCGTCACCCCAGATGGAGCAGCCGCGCCGTCTCGGAGCGCCACGTACAGACGCGCCCATTGCGCACAGACGCCCTCCTGAAATTTCGGCGCGCGGACGGTCATTCCCCAGTTGTCCAGCCTCTCGGCCATGTCCTTGAATTCGCCCATCAATCCCCCGTGCGGTATTTGTTGCATCGTTCCATCAAAAACACGTCTTGCTTCGCCGGCTGCCGACCCTTGCGGCAACTAAACTTCCGAAAGCCGGGCGTGTAATCCCGCTCCAGATCTCCGCAACCAGCGCATGTTCGGCTTTGCTTTTCCTCGATGATGACTGCGGGGTCTCTATGCGCCGCCCTGTTCATTTGCACCCCGCCGCTGCTCGGTATTTCGAGTAGGGGCCGCGCACGTAGCGATCGAACCTCGCCTTTGCCTCGGCGCTATGGTCGAGCTGCGCGCGGCTCTCGATGCAGCAGCGGGCGCGGATGAAATCGGCCGCATCCTGAGGCGAGTTCGCCGGCTGGCTGATAGAGCGCATCCATTCGAGGAATGCTGGTTCGTTTGCCCACATGCCAGCGAGGCGTGCGAGCGGACCACCTTTGGTGCGCGCCATCATGCCGACCTCGCTTTGCGCAGTTCGCCCATAAGCACGTCGCGCTCGTCTCGCAGCACAGCGATCTGGCGTGCGACGGGCGGGCTGACCATGACGTCAATGCGGCGCCCGTGGCTGTCGAAGATCGAAACAGGAACGCGATCG